GGGGAGATAGTATTCTAATGCTTCCTGGCGTTGGTCTGTTGTTTCTGTCTCTAGGTATCCGATGGAGTCATCTATCTCAGATTCTAGGTACGCTTTTAATTTGTTTTCATCTATTGCCATTTATACGATCCATTGGTTATTTTGTTGTAGAGGTTTATCCCATGAGGAAGCCTCGTTAGACATGCCGTCAACCACTGCACAGACATAACGCCAGGCATCTGCACCATGACTATACTCATCATGAAGTGGAGCACCAGGCTCTTGCGTTGTTTGGTTAATAGCTCTTCTATAATTCTTTAAGCATTCAATCAGTCGTTTGCTTTTATCAGCATCAAAGTAAGCTCTGCTAAAGGTCATCCTTGCAAGCTTGATGCCTGTCTCTATATCAGATCTAGGTATGATCTCAGTGTCCCATCCTAGCTTCTGCATAATCTCTTCAGCACTTGTACCGTACTTAAAGTCTTTGTTTCTAGCATCATGGGGTAAGTACATCGTTCCCCAGTTGTGGTTTAACTTTTTCAACTGATCAGAGTAGCTGTCTAGTGTCCTGTGATCGTCTTCTATGTAGTCAATCACTCGGATCTCCGATAGTGATCTCTGGCATAGGATAATAGACATAGAATCATTCCATCCTAAGTCCATAACCACGTGAGTCTTTAATAAAGCATCACTTGGTATGTTAGTTACACGTCCTTCCTCTTGCGCCATTCTTATCTCATTGTGATAGATAGCACCATCTGCTGCAGCTTTAGTGTCGCCTTCCCATATGTTTGCATAGTCTTCTGGGTTATGAGCCATGCACCTAGCACGTTCAATCTCTAATACTTGAGGAAACCAAGGGTTATCAGAGTAGTTAACCTTCTCTATGCGAGCGTTAGGAGGCTTGTTAATGACGAAACGCTTATAAGTGTCATCAGTGTCCATGTAAGGGTTAAAAGTCACCCAGATCTCGCTGTTAGGCTTCCTGATCGTAGGTATTAATATGTCCCATGATCTCTTACTAATAACTTGAGCTTCTTCACACCATGTAACGTCAACACCTTCATAGGATTTAATTGACTCTACTGTGTTGCTTGCTAACCCTGAGAAAGTAAACTCTGTACCGTTGATACCTCGTATAGATGTTTCTATGACCTCGTAGAAGTCTCCAAGACCTAAGTCTTGTATCTGATCTTTTAATAGTGTGTGAACTGATTGCTTAATGGATCGTTGTACTTCCCTAGCGCAAAGAATGCGCATAGGCTTCTCTGTACCCATGATTAGCAGTGCTCTAGCAAAGTTCCATGACTTACCAGAACCTCTACCACCGTAAGCTACCTTAAAGCGATGTGGTTCAAATAGCCATTTAAGTTTATTCGGAAACTTTTGATTCGACATCAACGAACTCTATCTTGAGGTTGTTGCTTAGTGATCCATCGGAAGAAGTTATATCTGTTTGGCTTTGGACCTTTCCTTCTAGCCTGTCTAAGACAATGTCAAGCGCCTTTGTGTCTCCCTCTTCAGCTTTTCTTACTAAAGCTTCCATCATGTTCCTAGCTCTTAACGCATCATCCTGAGTAACAATCCTGTTCAGGGTATCTTTTAATAACCTATTCTTTTTACTAGAGAAGTTGTTTCCTAGGCTTGCTTCTCTAGCCTTCTCTCTAGCTAATGCTAATTGTTCTTCTTTATCCATAATTTTGTAAAGCTCTTACGAGTTATTTACCCCTATGTTATCTCATTTTTTGTGAACGAATCATCTCTCTTACTTTCTCTATATCAAAGCCTTGTGGCATTGGAGTATTACCTGAGTTTTGCATCTTTTGTTCTATCAGTTGTTCTGGAGTATGAAATGCTCCATCTATAACATTGTTTGGTAATGGCATATCTTTAAGATAACCCTCTTCAGGCATTTGATTCATTTGATTTACAACATCCATCATTCCACCATCAACAGATCCTTGATTTGGAGCAAAGTTTCTTGGGTCTCCAGAACTATATATTTGATCTACTGCACCTGGTTGTGCCATTGCTGATCCACTTCCAGTAATCATTGCAATCAGTTGAGATAAGTAATCATTCATATTATTCATATCATTTGCCTTCTTTTAGTTGTTGCATTCTATATAGTCTTGCATCTCTTGATAACTTGAACCACTCATCAATATCTTCATAAGTTCTTTTACAGCTTATGCACTTTGGTGTTTTATCAGTATCATCTACTATCTTACATATTCCGTTACAAGGTGAGTCGTCTCTACCTTGCTCCATTACACACAATCCTGTTGCGCTTCAAACCAACGTCTAAGCTTTTCCATAGTTTCAGCAACATCGTCAGGCATACCTTCCTCTTTGTATTCTAATGCACCCTAAATTAATCAGTAAGTATTCCACTGGGTACTGATCACCTTCTTCAAATTCTATTAGCTCTTCGTATAGCTCAATCCCTATGTTAAATCCCCAATAGATATAAACACTCCAGTTTGATCCATCCATTACTTCTTACCTTTACCGTAACTTCTCTTACCTTTAGATTTGCACTTAGCCATAATATTTTTCCTATAACAAAAAAAATCCCTCCGAAGAGGGATCTAAACAAAGGAGGATGTTTAAGAATAAGGGCAGTGACGTTGTCAGTGAACGCACCTCTCCCCTAAGGCTCTATTATACACGATTGTAGTTTGTAAGCCAATCGCTAACCATAAAAAAAGGGAGAGTCCTACAAGCTCTCCCATGTTAAATTTAAAACTTCATGCCATTCATCAAAGTTTGGCTCATGCCTTGGATCATTATCTTCTTTCTCTTGTTTGTCTGATTCAATCTCATTTTCATCTCCGTGATAATCTCCGTATTGCTTTTCCATGTGTATCTCCTTTGTAAAGGTGGCTTACGCCACCTTCAAATTAGTTAATGTTGCACGTACATCGTATTCAAAACCATATTCAGGACTAAAGGCATGACCACTCATAACGCTACTTAATGTAAGTGCCATATATCCTTTAGCTCCAACGAAACCACTGTGCATCCAGAATTTTTTATTGCGACCAGTTTTTATATTAGGAACATAAAACTCAACTACAGGCTCATAAAGCTCTTCTGCCCTAACTGAGCTCCAATGTTGTTGCATTTGCATAATAGCTAAATTGTATGGTGTTGCTGATATAAACTCTTCACGGCAAGCTAAGTCATATGCCTGATCTTCTGTGATATAAAGTCCGTGTATTCTGTTTGTATCCATTTTAAATCTCCTTTTGTTTAATTAACCTACAAAAGAATTATCTTATATAGCAACTAAGTTGTCAACAACTAAACAACATTTATGCATAAATTCTTTTAGAGGCAAGCTTATCAAGGGATTCCAAGGCATCTTGGTATTTAAATTCTGAGGCAAATGGTTCTTTTGCACCTAAATGTTTAAAATAAATAGCTTCTCTTTGCTCTACAGGCAACCCTGTAATGATGGCATCAAGGATAATTACGTTACGTTTGTCACTATCATCTACCATTTCTTCAAATACATTCTCAGAAGATCCACCAGTGCTCATCATAATTGACTTGCTTGGAAAGCCTAGGCGGTGGTTGTCAAATCTCATCCACTTTGCCCAAGCATCTAATAAATAAAGTATCCTAGAAATAGGTAAGCTCATTCGCCACCTTCGTAGATAGTGTTGCTGTAATTGCTAGAGTATTGCTCATAACCACTCTTACCACCAAAGCTAACATTAGGAAAATCCTCTGCCTTATATTTTTTACTGCTATTAATTTTAAAATCCTTAATGCCCTTACCATGATTAAAGTAATCAGTTAAAGCGCATCCCTTAGGTTTTTTGTAAGCAGTGTTTCTACTCATCTTCTCGCTAAGTAAAAGCTCAGTAGTAACTAATGTTCTAATAACCGCAAACACTGACTGATAATTCATACCAATTTCATTTGCAATCTCTGCTGTGTGCTTCTTATCATCCCCAATAGTATCAAGAATTAAATCTGCTAACTTCGCCCTTTTAATCTTTCTACCATCATCAAATGTAAAAATATATTCGTTATCTTGTGCTGCTAATCCTTCTGCCATAATATCCTCCTAAGATACATCTGTTATAAAAGACTTCCATCTACCTTCAACCTTTGCCCACCCTTCTACTAACAACGTAAGGTTTGCGTTTCTAAGGTGAGGGGTATATTCACTGTCAGCTATTTTGTTTTCCCTTGCCTTCATATTTCCTTTTGTTGTTACTTGAATAAAATGAAGCTCACCATCTTTAGATACTCCCAAGATATCAAAATTCCATAAATCTTGACGAATGCGTGCAAATGGATTCCATTTTTCTACTACTTGAACTAAAGCGTATTCACCACTTTCTTTCATGCGCTTAAGAGTTCTTTGTGTCGGTGATATCGCCATCAGCTCTCTCCCTTATTGATTTCTCATGATCTTCTTTTACCATCTCATCTCGCCAAGCAACCTTTTCTATATGTTGCTTAACAACAGCTCCGTTTTGTTCAAACTGATCTGAGTTAGGCTTTGCATTAAATATACGATCCCAGTTATCTTGTAACTTTTGATCGCTAACTAATCCTTTTGGTCTTCTACCACTACCTTTTCCCATTGCAAGTTTTCTCCATTTTACAGTTTTTGTGAATGTCTATCATAATTTACTCCTAGTAACTAATAATTCCCAATGGTGTTGATTCAATAACCGTTAGTTCATCACCATAAACAAATGTTTGACCAGTGTTGCTTGGAGTTATCTCTAACCCTTGTGAGCCGTTTTGGTCTACAATCACCCTAACTTCTTGTGCATTATCTACAATAGTTAACTGACCATCATCAGGACTAAAGTAATTTACTGACTCAGCTAAAGCTATTGGTACATAAAACAATCCAACTAATAATATTTTTTTCATAATATCTCCTTTGTTAAAATTCCATGATTACTTGAGTGGATGGCTTATGAGTAATGTCATACCTATTTGTTTCTCCTTTAGGGTATGGCTGTACTTCATATTTAAGTTTGCTTCTTAAAATCTTTTTATCATTCTTTGTTCCATGAAATAAAATGTATCTATGTTTCCTTGATCTTTCAATATAATAAAAATCATCTCCGTGCTTTTCTTTAATAGATTCTAAAGTCATGCCATCACTAATTGTTTTGCTATGCTTATGCTCTTGCCCTTTAATAGTCCAGTCAACTCTTTTTTCGGATAACCCTGTGTATAAAAAATTAGTTGCTTGGTAAACATATCCTACATGACCTTGTGCATGATCAGCATAAGAAACTACTATTGTAGGCTTAGGCAATAGTTTAATAGAACCTGAAACTAACATACTTGCTTGATTTTTGTCGTTGTTCATTAAACAAAGTCTATTCAACTCTAATACTTTATCTGAATATTCTTTACCACAAATACCCATACATAAACTTGGAGAAGCAGGCATCCCGTAAGTAACAACGCCAATTAAAGCATCTCCATCATATAATCCAAATGCCTTCATAATATGAGGTATTCTTTTTGCGTAATGAACATTCAACAACCAGTCATAAGTTTGGTTTGATTCAATAGGAATAATCTTCATAGTTGATCCAATACCCATTCTAGCATTTCACTTTCTTTTCCGTACTTTTCTATCCAAGTCTTTGGGCTTGTATGGTATCCATCTTCACCTTGATGATGATAGTGGCAAAGAGGTATTACCATAAAGTCATTGTTCTTTTGTCCCATCCCCATACCTTCTCTAATGTGATGAAGATTGCATGGAGGTGGATCAGATACATCATGGTGCTTACGACAAATGCAACAACCAAACTCTGACAATTTGTTTAGCCATTGACGTTCGTCTTTAGTTTTACTTTTCTTTTTACTCATCATCTTCCCTAAATCTAAATCCATATTGCATCGCCCAACTCTGGATATTTTCTTGATACTCTACCATTTCTTTTGTATTGAGTTGTGATGTGCTTTTTACTTTAATAATAGTTTCACCGCCAACTTCAATCTCAGATGATAAAAATTTATATTTCATTAGCGCATCCATCTCATCTTCTTCGTAACCAATATAATCACCAATGGATCTTAACAGCTTCCAATACCTAGAATTTTGATCAGTGGTTCTGTTAAATTTATATTCACTCAACTGCATTCTCCAAGGTTTGGTAAAGTCTAACC